CAGACAATTCTGTAGAAGTTTCTTCTGTAATGGATTCATATCTTCAAGCCCTTAAAAAATCATCTTAATAGGAGAATTTAAAGATGGAAACTTACGATCGTTTAGTCGAAAAATGGAACCCAGTTCTTTCAGAAGAATCAGCTGGATCTATTAAAGACTCACACAAACGTGCTGTAACTGCAGTTGTTTTAGAAAACACTGAGAAAGCTCTTGCAGAAGAGAGAAATCAAGCACAATTCATGACTGAGGCCGCACCAGGAAACGCTACATCAAGCGCTTCTAACTGGGACCCAGTATTAATCTCACTAGTACGACGCGCTATGCCTAACATGATGGCATACGATCTATGTGGTGTTCAGCCAATGACTGGTCCAACAGGACTTATCTTTGCGATGAAATCACGTTACGGTGCTGGTGCAACATCATCAACTGAAGCACTATTTAACGAAGCTGAAACAGCTCGTTCAGGTGATTCATCTGTCACAGAAAACACCAACCCTTCAGGTTTAAGTGGAATTAACGCTCTTGCGGGCGACGCATCAGGCGACTCTTCACTTGACTCCGAACGTGTAACTGGTGGTACTGCTGGTGGTATGCCAACAGGCGACGCTGAGGGTCTTGGATCCACAGGCGGCGGCCCTGCTTCTTCTTTCCAAGAAATGGGATTCACCATCGAAAAAGCAACTGTGACTGCAAAATCACGTGCTTTGAAAGCAGAATATAGCTTAGAACTTGCTCAGGATCTTAAAGCCATTCATGGCCTAGATGCTGAAACAGAACTAGCGAACATCTTATCAACTGAGATTCTTGCTGAAGTTAACCGAGAAGTAATTAGAACAATCAACAGCCAAGCTAAAACTGGTTGTTTGCAAGCTTCTACTGCTCTTAACGGTATCTTCAACATGTCATCAGATGCTGATGGTCGTTGGTCAGTTGAGAAGTTCAAAGGCTTAATCGTACAGATTGAAAGAGAATCTAACGTAATTGCTAAAGAAACAAGACGCGGTAAAGGTAACTTCATCGTATGTTCTTCTGACGTAGCATCTGCTCTTCACGCTTCTGGCATGTTGGACTATTCTCCAGCATTGTCAACAAACTTGAACGTTGATGACACAGGCAACACATTCGCTGGTGTTCTTAATGGACGTACACGAGTATACATCGACCCGTATTCAGATACTGATTACTGTAACGTTGGCTACAAAGGTACTAACCCTTATGACGCTGGTCTATTCTATTGCCCATACGTACCATTAACAATGGTTCGTGCGGTTGGCGAAAACACCTTCCAGCCAAAAATCGGGTTCAAAACTCGATACGGCATGGTGTCAAACCCATTCGTAGGCGCAACTCCTGCAAACGGTCTAGCAGCGGTTAAAACTAACCAATACTACCGTATCTTCAGAGTTGACAACATAATGGCATAAGCCACATTACTTCGGTAATAAACTGGGGAGCTTAGGCTCCCCTTTTTTTATTTGTACGATTTTAAACGTATAAATAGGTTATATCATATAGAGGTCTCATGGCAACTACAACATCAACATTACAACCACCTAGTTTTCTACAGCCTACTGGCTATAAACTAGTGGTAAACAAAGTAAGATTTCCTAATTTAGAATTTTTTGCTCAAAGTGTTAATCATCCAAGTATTAACTTGGCACCAGCGATTCAACCGTTTCGTGGTGTGGATGCAGCATTTCCTGGCGATAAAATAGATTATACAGAATTAAACATGCTTGTAATGCTAGATGAAAACATGCAGATATATGAAGAAATGAAAACGTGGCTAGAGGATACTGTGTATAAAAATGTACAGCGACCTACAAGTATTGCTGCAGATTCAAAAGATCAGACTGAATATGATATAAGTCTATTGGTACTTACAAGCGGAAACGTTATAGCAAGAACTATTACATATAAGAGTGCATTCCCAACTTTTATTGGTGATATAGAATTTGCTTCAACACCCGGAACGCTACAATATGTATCGTTTCCAATGACTTTTAAATTTACATCGTTTAGTTTTTCATAGGAGAGAATATGGCTTATAGAGTAGTAGATAGATATGTTGGAGGTAAAGGAATAGATCCAGATAATCCTGCCGATGATGCAGAATACGAAACTCAATTGAATGCTGCTGATTTTGTACATCACGTAATTATGCAAGGAGTCGCATATACTAAAGAGGGATCTAATTATTACGGAACAGTTGACGGATTAGGTGCTGCTCGTGGTGCTTCAGTTGCTACAACGTGTCCAATATCATGGGCTGAATGGAGAGACGCAAGTCCTGGTGCTGCGTTATGGACTGAGTGGAAATCTAAATTACAAACAGATAGAGATACTATTTCTGAAACATTTGATGCATCTACGCAAACTTACACTAGAACAATTAATTGGGATAGCGAAGGTAATTATAACAAATATAATGAAGTAAATGCATTGGCTTTAGGTATGACACTTTCAGATAAGCTCAGTGCCGATAGTTTTGCAAAATCTTCAGAGGCGTGTACGACAAGAACAGAGTCTTCAAGAAATGCTTCAGATTCAGCAATGGATAATTGGAGAATAAATAATATGAGTACAAGAAGACATTATAAAGTAAATGTTTCAAAAGGCAATGTATAAAGAGCGAACAAGATATATTGGTAATACTGAACATCCCGATTACAAATATCAAATAGAACTAGAAGATTTTAAACATAAAGTTATGTCGTGTGGTGTAACAAATGAAGAACTGTATTCGTTTTTTGAAAGAAGATTTCCACAATGGAATAAATGGAAAACGATTCTTGTAAAAAATTTAGATAATATTATAAAAGAAGAATGGTATCCTGAAGATCAGGTTTATGTTAGACAAAGACATTGGGATAGTGATGGTGTGTATATGAAATGGCAAGAAGTAATGTCAAGCTTTCCGTGGTCAGATGATTCTGCTACGAGTAATATGATGGATAGAGATGGTCTATATAAACCAAAGCTCTTTGATAAGTATGAATATAATCAATATGAAATTAAATATAATGACATATAGAATAGTAAAAGAATATATTAGTCATTATTATCTCGGCTTAACTCCTAAATATGAAACAAAAGCTGACTTTAAATGGAATCTAATATACGGTAAAGTATCTAAGAAAAACTTTATGGCTGCATTAGATGAAGCTGCACCAGAAGAATGGAAAAGTTTTGGTTGGCCAACTCATAAACAAATAAAAGAAGAATGGTATCCAGAAGAACAAAAGCTGATAAGACATACTGATTGGCCTTCTGAAAAATACTATTTTGAATGGAGATCTATATTAGAAAGAAGCGATTGGGAACATCCTATTCTTAAAAAATTTCTAGATGAACACAAGTATTCTACGAACCTGCTTCAAACATTCTCCACCTAATCATATTGCCTATTGTTTGATGTCGCCAATTAAGACTTGTAACTATCTCTTCTAATGTTTCTACAATTGTTTTCCAATATACAATCTTTTCTTCAGACTTTTGTATATCAATATCAGAATCATAATAATGATCCATCTCACCTTTTAGAACTTTTAAACCATTAAATGGATCGTATTCCCAACCATATTCGGCTATTTGTTCTTGAGTCATCTTACCGTTATAATATAACCACTTCTCTTTTAATAAAGTTTTTTGTTGCATCTCCATACGTTTCAGTTGTAACTTAGCAGTAGATCGTAACTCAAGATATTTAGAATGCAACTGAGGTGTCTGACGTGATACTTCATCTAGCGAGGTATTAGATATCACACTATCATCTTTCCACATTTCAAGGATTGTTTCTAAGTTTAATTTCATATGTTATTATACCACATTTGAGATGCTTTGTAAACAGTATATATAATACATGGACAAAATAATACTTGAGAAGAAAAACCACAGCATTATGCATGTGGGATGTGATTTTGGTATAGCAAATGAGTTAAGTGATTTCTTCTCGTTCTTTGTACCTGGTTACAAGTATATGCCTGCATTCCGTAATAAGGTATGGGACGGCAAGATACGATTATTCAATGTACAGTCTAACGAGATTCATGTAGGCTTATATCCATTTATAAAAGACTTTTGTGCCAAACGTAACTATACCATAGAACTATCTGATGAGAATAACTATGGTTCTCCGGATGATAAGGATAAAATAGATCCGCAAGCAATTATGGATTTTATAAAAGGTCTTGATATACGATCTCGTGGTAAACCGATTGAGATAAGAGATTATCAGTTCAATGCTGTATGTCATGCACTGCATAATAAAAGATCTGTATTAGTGAGTCCTACAGGTTCAGGTAAATCTCTTATAATATATGTTTTAATAAAATATTATATGGCGATGCTCAGTCCCAATGGCAGAAAAAAGGTTCTTATCATTGTGCCGACAACTTCATTAGTTGATCAGATGTACGCTGACTTCAAAGACTATGGTATGCTTGTAGAAAATGGTTGTCATAAGATATATTCTGGTAAAGAGAAAATGACTAATGCTGCGGTAGTTATATCAACCTGGCAATCTATATACAAGTTACCTACTAAATGGTTTGAACAGTTTGGTTGTGTAATAGGTGATGAGTGTCATGGATTTAAATCTAAATCGCTCAACTCAATAATGAACAAGGCACGTGAAGCCGAATATAGATTTGGTACAACAGGTACATTAGACGGTACACAAACACATGAGCTCGTATTACAAGGCTTATTTGGTAAGATATATAATGTAACAACAACAAAGAAGTTACAGGATAACGATACACTTGCAAAGCTGAATATTAGTGTTATTAAACTTAAATATCCTGAACAGCTACGTAAGAATCGTGGAACACAGACCTATCAAGAAGAGATAGATCTTATTGTACGTAATGAAAGTAGAAATAAGTTTGTAAGAAACTTAGCAACAACTCAAACTGGTAATACATTAGTATTATTTCAGTTTGTAGAGAAACATGGCAAAGTCTTATTCGATATGATAAGGGACGAAGCCGATGAAGAAAGGAAAGTATTTTATGTAAGTGGTGAAACCGCTACTGCTGACAGAGAAGCTATTAGAGGTATTGTTGAAACACAAAAGAATGCAATCATTGTAGCGAGTATGGGAACGTTTAGTACAGGTATAAATATACGTAACCTACACAATATAATATTCGCATCACCTTCTAAGTCACAGATTCGAGTATTACAGAGTATAGGTAGAAGCCTAAGAAAGAGTGATGATGGTCGGGAGGCCAAACTATATGATATCGCCGATGACCTGCACTGGTTAGGTCGAAAGAACTTCGCACTAGAGCATTCGGCCGAGCGCATTAAGATCTATTCAAAACAAAAATTT